AAAGAACGAAAATTACGACGTTTTTAACTCAATCGTAATAAAATCAGGGGGCTACGGCCCCCTTTTTTTTCAATTGCTTTCATATATCTACCGTAGTAGAATTTTCTAATAATTAGCTTGATGAGGGCCGGCAACGGTTTCCATTAATACAAACAAAAGGAGTTCATAATGGCTAATCCACACTTCCAAAATTTAATATTATGGGCGGGTAATACTGTTGCAACTGAGCACAAGAAAAACCAGCCTATGTTCGCACCATATCCATCAGACCAAACGTTTTATATGTATCACAATGACTTTTTTACATATAACTCTGGTGATTGGACTATAACAACTACAGAAGCTGGTTCAGGTAGTGCATCTGAAGCAGTTACTTCATCAGCCGGTGGAGCTTTATTGCTTACTAACGCTGCTGGTGATAACGATTTAGACTTTCTGCAACTGAAAGGTGAAGGTTTTAAATTAAGCACTAGCAAGAAAGCATACTTCTCAGCTAGATTCAAAGTAAGTGACGTAGATCAATCAGACTTCGTAATGGGTCTTGGTATTACAGACACAACTCCACTTGATACGACCGATGGAGTTTTCTTTATTTCAGCAGACGGTGATGCTGGTTTAGATTTCTTAGTTGAGAAAGATAACAGTGCTACCACTACAGAAGATGTTGCGACTATGGCTGATGATACGTTCATTACAGTCACTTGGTTTATAGATCCTGATGCTTCTAAAGTGTTTTATTCTGTAAACAATGCAGCACCAGTTGGCGTCGTAAACACAAATTTACCAGACGATGAAGAATTAACAGTTTCTTTTGGTATTCAAAATGGTGAAGCAGCAGCTAAAACCATGACTATTGACTACGTTGTTGCAGCAGTAGAAAGATAAGGAGTAAATTATGGCTGATACAGTTACATCTCAAACCATTCAAGATGGCGAAAGAGTTGCAGTCTTAAAATTTACCAATGAGTCAGACGGTACCGGTGAGGCTTCAGTAAAAAAAGTTGATGTTTCTGCGCTTGCAAAAAACAACGCAGGACAAACTTGCACTGGAGTATCAATCGGCAGAATTTATTGGGCGACAAGAGGTATGGGTGTTGACGTTGAATTTGATGCGTCAACTAATGTGTTAGCCATACCTCTACCCGCTGACAGCACCGGTGACGAATACTATGATGATCGTTTTTCAGGTATTCCAAACAATGCTGGATCAGGTAAAACTGGCGATATTGACTTTACTACGGTTGGACACTCAAGCGGCGACGCGTATTCTATAATTTTAGTGTTGAATAAAAATTACGAATAATGGGTAAAAAATGGTCCGCAGCAAGGAAGCGCAAGATTAATTGCAAAAGACCAAAAGGCTTCAGCGAAAGAGCTCACTGCGCAGGTAGGAAAAAACGTGGCAGATCCTAAAAAGGGAACAGGTAAAAAACCCAAGGGATCTGGCCGCAGACTTTATACTGACGAAAATCCAAAGGACACCGTAAGCATAAAGTTTGCTACCATAAAGGACGCTAATGCTACTGTTAATAAAGTAAAACGTATAAAAAAACCTTTCGCTAGAAAGATACAAATTTTAACCGTAGGCGAGCAAAGAGCCAAAGTTATGGGTAAAAATAGAATAGCTAGTATTTTTAAACAAGGCAAAGATGCCATAAGGAAACAACATGGCAGAGTATAGAGGCAAAACAGTAACTCTTAACAAACCTAGAAGGATCAGAAAAGGTGAGCCTGGATTTGGTAAAAAAACCAGAGTAGTATTTGTCAAGGATCCCTCTAGTAGAAAAGTTAAAAGAGTGACTTTTGGTGATCCTAAATTGGGTGCACATCCAAATAACCCGAAAAAAAGAAAGGCTTATTGTGCGCGTAGCAAAAATTTAGGTGACGATAGAACTAAGGCTAATTATTGGTCGAGAAGACAATGGCGGTGTTAAATGGCTAAAGCAAAAAGCGGTGGAAAAATTTGTCCTAAAGGAATTGCTTGGGCAAAAAGAACATTTGATAAATATCCTTCGGCCTATGCCAATATGGCTGCGTCTAAATACTGCAAAGATCCTAATTACGCAAAAAAATCTAAAAGACAAAAGAAAGCTAACGGTGGTCCAGTTTCTATAAGAGGACAAGGCATAGTTATGAGAGAGAGGCTTAGATAGTGGGACAATTAGCAGAGTGGCGCAAACAAAACTGGGTTCGTATAGGAACAGACGGTTCAATAAAAGGCCCTTGCGGCACAAGTAAAAATAAAAAAAATCCTGATAGATGCTTACCAAAATCTAAAGCAAATAGTCTGTCGAAAGCAGAAAGAGCAGCAACCGCCCGGAAGAAAAAAGCTGCAGGATCTAGAGGAAAACAATTTGTGGCAAATACGCCAAAAGCAAGAGTAACTAAAAACACAGGAGGAGCCGTGTTGAAAAATAGACAAAAAGCTGACTTAGACAAAGACGGTAAAATTAGTTCATACGAAATGAAAAGAGGCATGGCTATAGAAAAAGCTATGGCTCAACAGAACCGTGTCAAGAAAAAAAATGGTGGGTTTATAGCCAGGGGCTGTGGTAAAGTTATGAACAATAAAAGGAAAGTAACAACTATTTCGTAAGATTATGGCTAAGACAAAACAAGATAAAGAGATTGAAGCTAAACAAAAAGCTAGAGAATCTGCAAAAGTAAGAAAGGACAAACCAGTAGCGGATGAGCGTATTTATTACAATATGCCTAAGAAAAAAACTACTGCTGCCAAAAAAACTACAAAAAAGGCAACTACTAAAAAAACCAGTAAATAGGAGCTAACATGTACAAAAGAACAAAAGGTTATGCTAACGGCGGTAAAGTTAAGTCCAAAGGCATGAAAAACGGCGGTAGAGTAAAATCTAAAGGAATGCGTAACGGCGGACCTATGAAGTCAAAGGGTATGAAAAACGGCGGCATGATGAAATCCAAAGGGATGAAAAATGGCGGCAAAGTTATGTCTAAAGGTATGAAGAACGGCGGTAAGGTCAAATCTAAAGGCATGAAAAATGGTGGCAAAGTCAAGTCAAAAGGCTATAAAAACGGTGGCAAAATTATGTCTAAAGGCTATAGGAGGGGAGGAAGAGCTAAGAAATAGTGGCCTATCTATATAGCAATATCCCGTACTTCAAGTGCTGGGTGAGAAAAGAATACACACATAATCACGAAAAATATCACGGCGAGTTCTTACACGCTATGGCCGTTGGTGTTACGACTATGCCGTGCAGATGTTTGAGTTTCCAAGTTATTTTTACTGGTATAGAACCGGAAGGTGAAGAAGAGGATACTGTGCACGGCGGTGCCATGTGGGCAAGAATGCCAATAACTGCTTTAGTTGCAGATATACCTTTAGAAGAGTGGCCTGAGCCTATGGCTGTACATGACGCACAACCCTGGGATTGCTCTTCACACCATAACTCTGTTTATGTAATTGATCGCGCTACTCCTTGTCCTTGGATGGCAAAAATAGACGGTCAATTTTTTCCAGCTAAATATTTATTTACGGTTGATTATTCAGAAAATGAAATAGCCGATGATCCTGCTCAACACAAGCAAAGTCATGTAATGCAATTACTAGATGCTGGCGAGTGGACAGGAAATATTGTCGCTTTACCAAACAACAGAGTAAGGGTTACCCACCCAGCTTGGTTTGAAACCGGACAGGGAGCTCCAGATTTTCGACCATCTGCACATATACACTACTCCAAATCTGATTTAGACTATACCCTTGACGTAAATAGAATTTTTGACAATTTATATGCTGAGGATGATTGATGGCACTTTCAGGAAGCACGAACTTTGAACCAAACGTTGCTGAGTTTATAGAAGAGGCATTTGAGCGATGCGGTTTAGAACTTAGGACTGGTTACGATTTAAAAACAGCAAGAAGATCCATAAACCTTATGTTAGCAGAATGGGCAAACAGAGGACTCAATCAATGGACAATAGAACAAGATACACAAACGGTTACCCAAGGCACTACTGAATATTCTTTAAATGCAAACGTGATAGATGTTCTTGATGTAGTGGTAAGAAGAACTGTAAACACTACGCAAACCGATATCAGCATGAACAGAATATCAAGAAGTGAATATTTAAATATACCTAATAAAACAACGCAGGCTAGGCCTTCACAATTTTTTCTCGAAAAGTTAAGCACTCCTAAGTTGAAGATTTGGCC